AAGTTGTGCATTGGTATTGGTGATACCAAATTTGATCAATTAATGACTCTATTCTCAATAGACAATGGATTTTACCTGGGTAAAACGCAAAGATTGTAAAGTTTTATTGCAGGATTCAACACTTGTGGATTTTCATGCTATTATTAGAGGTAAAAGATTCAATATAGATTTTAAAAGTGGATTTGGCTCAAATGAGAAAGGAAATACTAATCGACTGCTTATGGTAGCAACTATTTATTGTAATTTAGAAGATGAATATAATAATATTCTGCTTGTTCGTGCTAAAGAAGATTTGAATAACAATTACTTTAGAACTTTAAAAAATTCTCATGTTTGGAATGCGTATTGTGGTGATGAAGCTTATGAAAAAATTGGTGATTTTACACATTTCGATATCCAAAACTGGATAAATTCAAATATTGATTGGCAAAATGATTTATTAAGTACAACAGTAAGTGATCTTCAGAAATCTAATTTAATGGGATATCTACAATGGTAAGAGAAACAAGATATAGAGATAAATACCAAACTTATTTTACGTCAGATCAAGCTTTATCTTCATATATGGTTTCATTATTGAGACTAGAAGTGAATGATAAACTACTTGAACCCTGTGCAGGAGAAGGACATCTTTTAGCAGCAGCACTTGATATTAATAAAGATATATCATCTATCGCTTATGAATTACATCCTGAACACGCAAAAAACCTCAAATTAAAGTTTAGTAACTTAAAAAATGTAGAAATACGAGAAAGGGATACTATATTTTGTCCAGATTTAGACCTTTGCGAATCTTTTGATCATAAATTTACAAAGATTTTAGGAAATCCTCCCTATGGAGGCTGGCAAGAATATGAACGTCGTACAGAATTAAAAAGAAAATATCCGGGATTTTATATTAAAGAGACATATACTGTTTTTCTCCTACGTTGTCTCAAATTACTTGCACAGAAAGGAAGACTTGTATTTATTATTCCTGACACTTTTTTGTATCTTCACAGTTATATTACTATTAGACGTTATATTCTCGAAGAATTTACAATTGAAAGTATAGATGTCTTTCGTTCATCTTTATTTCCTGGTATTTCATTTGGTTATGCTGGTCTTTCTATTATTTCTATACGTGCTGAAAAACCAAAATATAACCATTCTTTTTCAGTAAGATTTGTTGACTCTTTAGGAGATTTTACAGAATCTCCTAATATGAAATCTAATGGTAATAATATCATTCAGAAAGATATTTTTGATAATGAATCTCTATCTATTCCTATATCGGCTAATGAATCAGTTTTTAATAAATTGTCAAATAATATAATTAAAATGGCTGATATTGCTGACTGTGTGACAGGTTTCTACTCAGGAAATGATAGAGTTTTTCTGCGGAAAGCATCTGCTTTAGTCAAAGGTTCTGCTGATTATTTAGTCGTTAATTCTAGTTCTATTGAAACTAAACCTTCTACATTAAAAAATCCTTTAACTGGAATAGAAGGATCAAAACATTTTATTCCTATTCTCAAAGGCGGTGGTTATAATTTTATGAAACCAACTCAATGGTATGTAGATTGGAGTCAGGATGCAGTTGAACATTATAAAACAAATAAAAAATCAAGATTTCAAAACTCATCCTACTATTTTAAAACAGGAATTGGCTTTCCTATGGTGACATCTAAACGTCCTACGGCTGCATTAATTGAGGAAAGTCTTTTTGATCAATCTATAGTAGGAATTTTTCCTAAATCTTCAGTTGATTTATATTTTCTATTAGCTTATTGTAACTCGCCAGTATTTTGGGTTTGGTTAAAAGATATTAATCCATCTGCAAATAATTCTGCTAGGTATATTTTAAAAACTCCTGTAATTTTACCAGATGAGGATACTCTAAAATATATCTCTTTGAAAACTCAAGAATTACTAGTAGAACTAAAACAAGGTAATAAACAAGTATTATGTGAAATTCTACAACAAGAAATTATTGATTCTATTATGAAATATGTTCATAAGCAGGTATCTCATAAACTGGTAGATACATCTGTTATCAATCTTCTTTCACAGTTCTAAAATTATAGAATGTGTTTATCTTGTTGTAACATAAAAACCGCAAATAGAATAAGATAAAATCTCATTTGAAAATATACCTTATTCTATCTACGTTACGGTCGAAAAATTTATTTTTTAACCCTTAATGCACCAACTCAATAGCCCGCTTAGTCAACGCTTCCGCAGTCAAACCATTAAAAGCCATCAACTCACCCGCACTAGCGGTAGTTTCCCCACGCTTCCAGGCGAAAGAATCACGCTTAGAATTACTGCGTAACATGATCGGTTCTAACATCGCCGCAGCGCCACCTGTCACACCAATTAAGGCATCTCCACCAAACAATTGCTCAAAATCGGCATCAGTTAAAAAACCGTTATCAGGTTCAGAACAAGTATCCCAAGCAGTATCATGAGGACGATATAAACGACGAGGATTGATAATAGAAACAATCTTCACACCAATACCTTCAGTTTCTAAAAAAGCCGCCGCTTCAAACACAGGAATTAAAGTCAAATCGCCAATTACAGCAAACACAACAGTCTTCCCACCAGCCACTTCATGTAATAACACCGCACCATCAATTAAGCCTTTTTCAGTTTGGGCAAAAGTGCTACGAATTGGCAAAGGTAAAGATAAATTGGAGATTACTAATATAACGGGAGACGGTTGGGAAGTTTTACAAGGAGTTTTTAAAATAGAGGCTAATAACTAAAAATACTAGGGAAAGATGAGGAAGATGAGAATTTAGTAATTAGCTTAGATGATAGGCTAGAAGTCGTAAGTCAATATCCTAATTTAAAAATAGTCGTAAGTGAGAAAGTAAAATGCTAATACTAAAATTTGTGGGGAAAATAACTCCTGAAGTAAATCCTGGGATTTATATAGAACATCGTTACGAAATAACTAAGGACAGCCCGCAAATATTTATTTTGCCGAAACCTTCAATATTTGATTCCGTTTGTGTAAGTGATGGCGTTAAATTTAAGCCACTGGCTATGGATTTTTCTTATTATCGTGTGCCGGGTTTTTGGGATAGTGATTTATGCGTAAGGACAGATGTTTATCCATTACTTTGGTTATTTTACGCATTTATTGTTTTTTTAGATAGGTGTAACTTAAAGCTCAAAAAAGTAGTCTATAAATTTTTACTGTGGACAAAACAAGGTAAAGATTTTCTTCCCGTTGGCGAGAGAGTTAGTTCTTGGAGAGAGTTTTTTAAGTTTTATTTAATTAGTTTAGGAGGATAAAAAATGTTAATTAATTTACCGAAATGCAGAACCCATATTAAGTTTGAGGAAATGTATGAGTATTTCTTTACAGAGGCTAACTTCCCAGAATTAGTGGAGCGAAACCTCAATTACGGATGGGAAGGTTTGAACACATATAAGTTTATTAAATTCCTCCAAAATAACAAAATCCAGGGCGTGAATGCAGGGGTAGACAAGCTTTATAGCGTCGCACAGCTTGAAGAGTTGTATAAACAAATTAAGTCTATCGATCCTGAAGACTGGAAGTCAGGCAATTTAAGTTTTCTAGAAAGTTAAAGGTTAAAGTAAAGGTAATTTAAAATGTCTCATGAATTTAGACTCGCTTGCAAAACCTGTAATTTAGAAACAGAAGAAGTTAATCACGCTCAAGAAAGTATTAAAAATTTCTTGAGTAAGTGGGAGGAAAATAAAAACGCCCTAACTAAAGTATTAGATTTAGGGTTGTTTGATATTGGTGATGTGCGCGAAAGTTTTAGGTCTAAATCACTTCCTGTAGATATTTATGAATTTATGCTTTTGCATGAAAATCATGAACTAGTAATTAGGTCAGAATACACATCTGTAGCAGATGAGGTAATTAAAGCTAAGGTAAAAAAAGCGTTAATTTTTAAGCTAGAGGAAGAATTTAACAATTTATTTACTGTTAAAGAAAATGGCTATGGGTACATAAAGTTAAAAACACCATTTACTTTACCGGATGGTGCAATTATAGATGTTTACTTAAAGCTAAATAAAGATGGAGACGTAGAGCATATCACCGACTTAGGATGTACATTAGGGTGGGTCTATGTAAACTGCCACGAAGAAGATAGAAGTGCGGATTTTTGGGAGAGGGTAAAAGATTTTGATGTAGGTTTCATTGGCGAAACGTTAATTACCAAACCCTCTCCAAATACGGGATTAATGCAAGAAGTTTTTAAATTAATTACTGCAATAATTAGAGTTAGTAATTTTATTTAACGCCTTAATTTTTTTGCATAAAACTTAAAAGTATCGTAAAATGTAAATATAGTATATTTTAACACACGCTTTTAAGTATGCCTACGATAAATAAAGGCGACCTGCCTAGATATGAAAATGGCGAATATGGGCAATCTGAATTAACGCAAGCTGTGGCTAATGCCGAAGTAGCAGCACTCTTAAATCCTAGTAGCGGTGGCGGAGGCTCTACCACGGTTAACTTTGGCACTAAAATAACAGATGCTACTATACCTACCGGTGGTGTGGGCAACTTAGGTTGGTTGTCTGCGATTTGGAAACTGATAGACGATCGCATCCCTCCAAAGTCAGCTTATGAATCCTCAACCACAATTACAATTACTCGCGCTGCTACTACAACTTATACTGCTTCTGCACCAAACTTTGATGTTTATGGCGGTCTATTCCAACTTCAAAATATAGGCGAAGCTGGTAAAGGTATATTCCTTTCTTATTTTGAAATATCTCTCAATCTATCTTCTGTACCAGCAGGTATGACTTCTTTTGCGGTACACTTATACCCTACAGCACCTACAAATATTGCAGATAATAGTATCTGGACAATTGGTTCTGACCCTGTTTTAGACCCTGTAGGTTTCAACGTATCTATGAGTTTAGCTAAAGGGGGTAATAGAGTTGTTGGCGTTGTTAGAGACTTAAATCAATTGTTTGTACTAAATAGCACTAGCCTGTGGGGGTATTTGGTTACTAACGGTGCAATTGTCCCGGCTGCTAACTCAGAAACAGGGACTATACGTGCTAGGAGTTTTGCACCATGAGAACTTCTACTAGAATGGTGGTGTTGGGTGGTTTTAAATGTGTTCTTGATTTAATTTTTGCTATAGCCTCTGTCGCTTATGGATTAAGACGGCTTTCCAGGTTTTGGACTGGCGCAGCTATAAGAGTAATGAGAACTAGTGATAACTCACAATTAGATATAGGTTTTATTGGAGAGGATTTAGACATTGTTACATTATTAGCATTTGTCGGTTCGGACAACGGTGAGATTGTTATCTGGTATGACCAATCTGGCAATGGTCGTCATGCAGTTTCAACGGCGGGGAGGCGGCCGCGCATTGTTAGCAATGGCGTTTTACAAACGGAAGGCGGAAAGCCTGCCATCTTGTTCGATGGCGTGGATGATTATTTAGCTGCCCCTTCTCCGCTTATTGACACAACGCACAGTCTGTTTGTTTTATTCACACCAAAGATTGAAAATGAATTTGGGACTGTTTTTGGGCAGTGGTCTTCTGGACAAATTGGCCGTTTTTACTTAATTGCAAACCAAATTTCAAGTGGAGCTGCGTCGGCTGGGTTTTTGAACTTAGCCAACACTACAGCGACGGGAGGCGGAGGAGGCAGTGGTTTAGCCGCAGATGTTGCTATTTCAAATACACTCACTTTGATCACATCTATATCAACCACCGGAAGCGAGCAGTGGAAACTGTTTAAGAACGGCGCGGAATGGGATAGCGCAACAATTACGACCGTCTTTACGGGGGTCAATAGCGCGATAGGTTCGCTGAATGGAACTGGATCATTGCTCCCATTTGACGGCACTGTATCAGAATTGATTTCGTTCTCCTCCGTCCTCTCCACCACCGACCGGCAAACCCTTGAGCGCAATGAGGGTAAGTACTACAGCATCACAGTAGCTTGAGGAAAATCATATTAGTGGATAATTAAAATTATGACAAAACAAGAATGGCTGCTTTCTCAAATTGAACAATTCCCTGAACTATCTCCCAGGGAATTAACTTCATACCTCAACGATAAAGTATTAGTAGATAATCCAGTGCCAATAGGACAAGTATCTGTTGTACCTACAGTAGAAGAAGTATCTACCATAGTGACAGATAGTGAAGTCTTAGCTATAGCTGAAAGTCCAGTCTATTTAAGGATATTAGATGCTATTACCCAAAATCGACCTGATTGGATTGTTGGCAACTTAACAACATTAAAACGTGGTGGCAAACTAACCCAAGCAAGTTTTGATGCCATCATAGCCTTACTTCAAAGAACTCAATTAGATCCCAATTACCAAGCGCAAATATTGATAACCCCTGCTGAGTTAGCGGGGTATGGGGCTATTTTAGTTAGTGATGTTGAGGAATTATTAACTCCCTAAACTTCCCCCAAATACTAAATTCTGGGATAAACAAGAATGTGCGCCACTTCCCCCGTCTACAACATCATTTGTGGGCGGGGTTTTTCTACTGCCGTCAAAAGCATCCACATAAGATAAAAAGTCATCATTCCACCAAGCTCTTAGTATTTTTATCTTCCCGCTCCTAGCATCCATAGCCCAGGGTTTAGCCCGGGTTAATTTATCGCCAAGAGGTTGGACTCCCTTACAATTACACTCAGGCAAAGCTTTTTTGATTGTCCTAATTAAGCTTTGTTCGTGTCTCCTTGACGCTGAACCGCCCTCTAACTCCCACCGTTGCTTAACTTTTTTACCATCCGCCACGGCCATCGTTACGATTTGGTTATCGCCCTCTTCTGCTCCTAACTGTTCCCAGTAAACATCTAAGATGTAATATTCATACTCTCCCGTAAATTTATTTTTAACTTTCATCCATTTCTGGGATGCACTAAAGCATGAGGATGAAGAGGCAACTTCTTTAGCTGTACTGGCCAAATCCCAAAACCTTAAAAATTGGGCAGAAGTTAAATCCATGCTGCTTAACTGTTCTTGATCTATTATCTCAAACCACGAACGGTTAAAGACTAATCCTGCCGACCATTTAATCTTCCAATTACCTTTAAG